TTATTCTCCAGTCAAATAAGTATAGTGTACTTCGCTTACATGGTTACCATCTTGCCACCGCTTAGACTTGGTAGCTAAGAACTCACACCATGAATTCCATAGATTCTCACAGCCATAGTCTTCACATAGCCCTATGTAGTTCTCTATCTTAGCTCTGTTAGCTTGGCTGGCCTTGTATGTCTTAGGATTAGGGTTAAGTGTAAAGTCTTTAGCATCTAAGTTATACATTCTAATGTTGTGAGTATCCATGCAGCCAACCAACCCAGCAATCAACTGACAGCAGAAGCCTGCCTTCGGTATACCTAAGCCGTTAACCCTTAGAAAGATTATCATTAAGCTATAAGCTTTCTCGTTGTCAGACTTACTAGAGTTAAGCACCGCCTTGACCTGAGAGAACATCATATGTTTATTGGACATGAGGTACTCATAAGTCTTCATCTTGTTACCCCATAAGAACCTAGACTCTAGATTGTTAGCTCTTACATCAGCTATCTGGTCACCAACACCCAGCCAGTTCTGTTGAATGCTCAGAGCTACCATGAGTATAGTGTCTCCAAAGTTATCAGCATTACGCTGTGAATATTCTTGTACTGCTTTGCAGTGAGTATTGAACATCGGCATCTCCTTTGTGTACTTATTAGTTAGTTCGTAAGAACTTACTAACTAATAAGTACATTTTAAATTAATATCTTTTTCCTATTGGGTTCTGGTGAATTTTATCTTTCCAGATGCTTAAAGCTTCTGCGATTGTAAGGTCATAGTGTCCCCAAAATATATCAGCTTCTCCATCTTCTAAAGTATAGCTATGAAACATATACTCAGCTTCTGGTTTAAATCCATCAGCTGCTTTAGATTTATAGCTAATGCAGATGCCTAGTATATCACAAGAACTCACTAGTTCTGCACCTAAACGTGACTGTAAAGTCTTTTCTAGTTCTACCATGTTATTTATCCTCTTGGCTGTTAGCTATATCACAAGCAAGGTTCCAAGCCATCATAGCAGCTAGCCAAGCCACAACTTTTTCATCTAGTGAAAAAGCTTCAAGCCTGTTTTCTAAGTCTTCCATGCTAGTAGGAGTGTAAAACATATCAGCCTTTTTCATAATTCTATACCTTTTCAATGTAAACATCGTCATAGCCTTCAGCTATATATAGAGCTGCGAGCTTTTCTGCTTCACCTTTGGTGATGGAGTATTGATTTATAACAATACCCCCTGCCCAAACATCATAGCTATTCGTCATAGTCTACCTCTATTTCGCCTAAAGAATCTAAGTCTGTCGGAGCAGACGGAACAATTTCAACACTAGTATATTCAGATACTAACAAGTGCCCAGCTATTTCCTGAGCAGATTCTAAACTTTCTACAGTAATGCAGTTACCATCAAATAAAATATTATACATTTTTTGTATCCTTTGATTTACAATCATTACACTTCGCTGTTGCTGAGATTATATGATAAGCCATAGGCTTTTTACAATCAACACACTTAACAATTATATGGCTTCGCCAGTTTCCAACACTCATAAATCTATACCTCGTAACAGTTAGCAACACTAGACCAGTCTATACTATGGAGAACTTCTTCGCAATGGTATAGATTATTATGAACCACTATTGTACCATCATCCCACTCAATACAAACTTTATTTCTGAAAGAAACATCTGGAAACATTCTAGCCCACACATAACTATTATCAAAATCAGACATAAATTTAACCCCGTAGCAGAAAGTGAAGGGCCATTTTACTGACCCTGTATAGATTTGTCAAGTCTTATTTAGCGGAAAGGATTTCAAGGATTGCATCGAGCTTAGAATCTACGGCATCAACTCGGCTTTCGAGTGCAGTAATTCTATCGTTCTGCGCTGGCTTCTTTGAAGCTGGCTGGGCTTTCTTGGCAACCGGCTTCGGCTTCGCCTCAGCTTTCTTAGAAACTTTAGCAGCCTTTGGCTTCTTTGCAGGCTTCTTGTTTGCTACAAGTAGCAAGAACTGGGGTGGAACACAATCCCACTCTCTGAACTCAGAGACATCGCCATGGGTCATAAAGCTATCGGCGTCTTTGTAGAACTTGTTCACTACGGCATTGAAAACCTTGGTCAATCCATATCTCTCCGAAGGAGACTTGGCATGAATGTTAGCAAAGTGGCAAGCCACTCCATAGACCTGACGTGCTGTTGCAATCTGGTTGGCATCGATGTTGTTGAAGTTTGAAGTCAGCATATTAGTATCCTTATGTATTAAGTTAAAAAGCTCAAAGAGCTTTCTTTTTAACTTAATACATAAGGATACTTTATTAGTAACCCTATAAGCTTTTATAGCTTATAGGGTTACTAAAATTTCAGCTGAATCCCTTTCGGGATTTTCCTGCGGGCGATAGAATCTAAGGAGACTTTAAAAGTCTCAATAGGAGTTGGTAGTCGAAGACTAAATAGTCGCTAAGTGATTGAAAAGATTGGAAGTCTTTGGAGTAAATCTATAGATTTAAAAACACTTGAAAGTCTCCCTAGTTTTGTAAACTAGAAAGCTAGGAGTCCAGCTTAAAGACTTTTAAAGTCTTCGGAGCGTGATAGCCTGTGGATGTGCGTTAAGATTCTATAGAATCTATGGAGATTTTAAAGTCTCTTTGGAGACTTTAGGGGGTGGGCAAGCTGCCATGGGGGGGTACTGGGATATATATACAATCATATACATTTTATGGAGATATGCCATGTAAACCAGATAGCGCCGCAGCTTTAAAGGCTTTAAAGGTAGGGGCAAGGCTTGGGAAGTCGGGCGGCTTCCAAGAGCTTTAAAGGAAGCAGCGGAGAATACATAAGCATATTAAGATGTGCATCTGTATCTGATATACATATGCTATAACCCCGGTGGGCTTAATATCTATTATACCCGTAATTTGAGCATCTGTCAAGTTATTTCTGCAATCATACATGATTAATACGCATAACATACGTGCATTCTTATATCAATAATGATATATGTAAATAAATGAAAAAAAACTTGACAAACCTCCATATTACGGGTATACTATAGTAATAGTACAATTAAATGACTAGGAAGTCTACATGCCTGACAAACAACTAACCACCAAGCAACAAGCATTTCTTGATAATCTTACTTCTTGTGGTGGTGATGTCAAGCACGCAGCAGAACTAGCAGGCTATGCAGAGGGAACACACTACACAGTAGTAAAAGCCCTCAAGACTGAAATACTAGACATAGCTACAAACATACTGGCGCTCAACGCACCTAAAGCAGCTTCTAAGCTAATCCAGATTATGGATAGCCCAGAGCCTATACCACAAGCTAACATGCGTTTACAAGCAGCACAGCAAATCCTAGACCGTGTAGGCTTAGGCAAGACAGAACGTTTAGATGTAACTGTAAGTGCGGGTGGGGGTTTGTTTGTTATACCCGCCAAAAAGGAGGTAGTAATAGATGGAGAGTATACGGAGGTCAAGTAGTACCATCCCGTTTGGTTATAAGCTCAGTGAATCCAATAACGAAGTACTAGAACCAGTACAAAAAGAACTAGAGATGTTGGACAAAGTACTTCCGCTTATAAGAGAAAAGACATTAAGCTTACGAGAAGGCAGTATGTGGTTGACCCACGAGACAGGACGCTCAATATCGCACATGGGGTTAAAGAAAATTGCAGAACAACGAAAATGACTGGGACATTAATCCCGACAAATACTTAGTTGACGAGGAAGGCAACTTCAAACTTAAAGTTGATGGAACTCCTCGCAAGAAGGGCGGTAGAGAAAAAGGCTCAACAGGCAGAGGCTACACCTACCACTCAGAAACAAAAGCTAAACAAGCCGCCAAGCGAAGTGTAAAAGACAAAGAGAAAAAACTCAAGGCAGCTCAAAGCAAAATAGATAATTACAAGAAGTCTATAAGCAAAACCAAGAAGACTCTCAGCAAGCTCGAAAACGAGAACGCAACAAAGCTCGTAAGCGCCGATGAGCTGGATGACATTCCAACAGCCCTGCAAGCTGAAGCACAAGAGAATGTTATCTTCAAGGCTAACGAAGGCCCGCAAGAGGATTTCCTTGCAGCCGGAGAAACAGACGTGTTATACGGTGGTGCAGCAGGGGGCGGTAAGTCATACGCCATGATTATCGACCCCTTGCGTTTTGCTCACCGTTCAGCCCATAGAGCGCTAATCATTCGTCGCTCTATGCCAGAACTACGAGAACTAATAGACAAAAGCCGTGAACTGTACCCAAAGGCATTTCCCGGCGCTAAGTACAAAGAAGTAGAAAAGCTCTGGGTATTTCCAAGCGGAGCAAAGATGGAGTTTGGTTTCTTGGAGCGTGATGCAGACGTATACCGCTATCAAGGTCAAGCATACAGCTTCATAGGCTTTGATGAGATTACACATCTCCCTACAGAGTTTGCTTGGAACTACTTAGCTTCACGACTGCGTACTACTGACCCAGAGATTGAGACGTATATGCGTTGTACAGCTAACCCCGGCGGTTCAGGGGCTAACTGGGTAAAGAAGAGATACATAGACCCCTCGCCACCCAATGAAAGCTTCAGGGGCGCAGATGGTCTAACAAGAAAGTTTATACCGGCTAGATTGCAGGATAACCCCTACTTAGCCAAAGACGGACGTTACGAGCAGATGCTAAATGCTCTTCCGCCCACACAGCGCAAGCAATTGTTGGATGGTAACTGGGATGTTGCAGAAGGAGCAGCATTCACAGAGTTTAATCCTTTTGACCATGTTATTACGCCTTTTGAGATTCCAATACACTGGGAACGCACAAAAGGCATTGACTATGGTTATGCTTCAGAGAGTGCTTGTGTGTGGGGTGCAGTTGACCCTAGTGACGGTACCCTTATTATATACAGAGAACTATATAAGAAAGGATTGCTTGGTACTGACCTTGCCGGAATGATGACAGAGATGGAGTACGAAGACCCCTTTTCTGTGCCCGGAGTGCTCGATACAGCGTGTTGGAGCAGAACTGGTACTACCGGCCC